TTTGGGAAGTCTAGTCGTATCGCTTCTGCTAATCCTTCTGTGCTACAATCATTGATAGCGTAACTCTTTAATATCTCTATAGTGCCGTTATTGTCTCCAGCTTTTGTTACTTGGGCAACTGTCGCACACATTACACGCTTATTAAAGTCATGGAATGTATACAAATCACCACCTTTATCTACAACATCTTTAGTGTACTTGTTCTTGTCCCAACTGTAATAGAACATGTCAGCAACACTTTCCCATTGACACATATAGTCTTGGTTAAACTTTAATGGGCTGATGATGCGCTTCTGTTCTTCAATAAAGTCTTTGTTACCACTACGCATTTGTGTGTAGTTGTAATGACGAACAACATACTTTTCTGTATTCTGTAATGCTAACTGAAACAAATCATGTAATGGTCCCGTACCGTTTGGCGTACTAATAACAATTAATCTACCCGCTGTATCTGGTGCACCAACTCTGGGACGCAAACGATTAGTAATTTCTTGTAATGTATCTTGTGTATACATTGAGGCTTCGTCTGCTACCCAAACACCTACGTTTAAGCCTCGCAAGTTCTCACGTTGCTCTGCACTTTTACAGCGAATGAACACACCATTAGGGAACTTAATTGTAAGTTCTGAATTGTTAATGTCTTTACCATCAACTAATCCAAAGTGATTCATACAACTATGCTTTAATGGCTCCCATATCAAAGACTTAATCATAGCACCTGTTGGAGCACTGTAGATTATATCTTTGCCTTTATGATAACGAGGGTCGCTTGCAAACAACGGTAATGCTATAGCCGCTAAGAATGTCTTTCCACTACCAACAGGCACTATATCAATACAGTGTTTGTCAGTAGTGAGCCAGTCTGCTAGGATAGTTTTCTGCTCACCATATAAAGGAATCTCTATGTCATTCATTTTGTAGATATAATGACTGGCATTGTTTGTTGCCAATCAGCTAACTCAACTTGTGGGAAGTTAAAGTTATTATGTAAACTTTGTCCTAATGTTGTAACATCAATCTCTTGCTTATCTGCTACAACCTTATTCAATATCATACTCTGATACTTTTGTAGTAGATGTTTGTCATCGCCCATTCTTGCGTTGTGGTAATCTTCTGCGAATCCTTCAGCGAATGGTTTATCCTTATCTTCAATGGCGGCTAAGATAGTTTGTGCTGAAAGCTTTTGCGTACTACCTTTTCTACGTCCACCGCCGGGTCTTGCACCACCACGTTTCTTTACGGGTAGTACTGATTCGCCTGTGTTAATTTCTTTCATTTAATCTTTCCTTAATAAGTTTAGCTACTTCACGATGACGATGAAACTTTGGCATCATGTTATTAATTTCTTGTAGCTTTAACACTTCTTCTGTTGTACCTTTAGTAATGATATTCTCAATAAACTTAAATTTACTATCGCAATAGCAATGTCCAATAAATTCACGTGGACTCATTCTTAGGTTTTCTCACACGCTTTGGTTTGACTACAATTGTAGGTAACGTTGGAACTTCAATATTAACTTTGTATATCTCGCCAGCTGGCTTGCGTTCAAATGCAAGCTTAATCTTTTCCCAAATATTTTTAATCATATATATACCTTTTCGTAATCTTCTACATTGTCAGTCTCATCTAGTCCATCATAGAACTTACCAGTAGACTTTTCCTTAAACTTTAGTGATCCAAACACTGATAGGAACTTTTGATTCTTCTTGCCCCATGCTTGTGTTAGTTCTAAAAATCTATCACGCCCGAACATAATCTGTAATTGTGTTTTGCAATCTTCTGGGCTTGGATTGATATCGTTCTTTGTATCCTTAAGAGTAAACATGTAGCTTATGCATTGGTCAATCTCAATCTCATTCATGTAGGGACTAAGCTCTGTCACCATCTTGTCAAAATTCTTTATGTGCCCTACATAAAAGGGCTTATCAATTAATCCTTGAAATGTTGCCATTAGTGTACTATGCTTTCTTTAGTTAAGCCATCTAGGCGTTCGTGAACATCAATGTTAATCTTACCTTTAAGCTCATCGGTTAGTCCAGCTTTGTATTCTTTGAGATAATTCTCTTGCTGTAATGCACCCAAGAACTGATGTATCGTGCGTAAGCCTAGGATCTTCATCTCAAAGATATGTCTATTGTCATCACTAAGGTCATCAACATCCATCTCCATCAATGCTTCTATTGATGTTTCAATATCTTTAACCAATGGATCAACTGTGACAACTAATTCGTTATCATCATCTCTGTATAATTTATATGTAAATTCAATCATTTATTTCGCTTTCTTCTTAATAGTATTTATTACTTTACATGTTTTTGCGTGTTTAATGATACTATTTTTATACTTAAATCCATTGTCACACGCTACACATACATAGCCATGAAACTTCCACTCGTTGTCTACCTTAATATACTTTTGTGTAACAGCTACATTAAAATCATGATCAGGCATTTCATATTGTTGATGTATTTGTTTGGGTGTTTGTTTCTTGGGCATTCAGTTCCTTTTGTTTACGACGGTGCCAACTGTCCCGCATGCTTTGTTTATGTTCTTCACTTTTAGGAACACCAAGCTTGGCAATACTCATCTTTTGTTTTTGACTATCAGGCTTTGGAACGCCTAGGCAAGCACGACGAATGCCATTACGTAAATTGTTTAATGCGTCATCACTGAAGCCACCGGTGCCTCTAATCCATTCTGTATAACCTTCGTCGGGTAATGTATTGGGAGTGACACCAAGCTCAAAACGTTTGATATGTTTTACACCATTTATATCATAACGGTGCCAACGTGTGAATGTAATTTGTTTTTTCATAATGTATACATATTTATAGTTTTATAATCTATTTGAATAAAATTGTTTGTTTTCCAAGGCATAAAAAATGGCTAACCCCATGTTAGCCATTTACTCAACAAGCATCAAAACAGATGCTACTCTCACTGTAGCGTTTGTTGAGCATGAGATAATTTGTGAACGGTTGAGCGTGTGAACGGTGTTTTGTAACGCTATAAAAATATTTTATCAAAAATAAAAGTAGGGGGTAAAAACACTGAAAATCGTTCACATCGTTCACATCGTTCACATTAATACTATATAGAAACAGTAAAATCACTAGAAAGTAGCTTAATATTCTTATTTGGCACTATATTAGTAAACAATTTGTACTCTAATCCATAATTTGTATTAGTGTTGGGTAGTCTAAAACAGTTCTTCTGTACCGTTTCGCTCACACTTCCATCATACAATAAATGTATTCTTTCTTTCTTCAAATACTCATATTTTGTTTTACTTTGATCCAAATATCTTGTAAATCTTTTAGCAATCTGTTGCATACTTAATTTAGTATTATTAGTCAATTCATGCACTGCTTGTGTTAATAAATCTAGTGTTATAATGCCACAATGATTAAATGTAGGCATAAACGCATCAAATACTAACTGTACTGTATCTTTTTGATCTTCAAAACGTTTTTTATAATCTTGTCCATGCAATGAATTTAATATTGCTAGATTTTCAATATCGTGTTTAATTAGTAAATGACTTAACCATTTACTAACTTCTTCCCGATTTTTTAGTAAATTGTTAATTTCATTAGTTCTGACTTTAGCACCTTCATTGTCTAGTCCAGCAACCATAATCTCATCTACCATAACTTTATCTGTTGTTACTACACTCCAGCGTCTATCTTCACCTGAGCCTCCAGTACCAGCAAGTTTAACTACACCGTTTGGATTATTACTAGTAAAGATCATATTGTAGTTTCTATCTGCTGTATATGCATCTATGCCTTTCTTCTCAATACGTTGTTCTTCACCACCTGTAGCATTTTTAAGTTTACCCTCTGGTAGTTCTCCTGTAGCAGGTTCGTCATAGTATAGTATAACTGCTGTTTCCCAACTAGCGTTGAATCCATCTGTTAATTCTTTAAGCGCCGCTGGTACTACACAACCATGAGTAAAGATAGTTTTTAATAGTTCAATGAAACGACCTTTACCATTACCACCTGGATAACCACCTAAGTCAATGTTTGGTATATTAGCATTTCTTTGAGGATACTTCCATTTATAAGCTAACCATTTCTCAAGATGCTCAATGTTTTCTTGTTTGCCACCGCCCACACAATACATCAAAAAGTCAAAATCTGTATTGTAGTTTATGTCTGTTGTCTCTTTGACCCAAAACTCTCTGATAACTGACATTTTGTTATAGACCATTGTGTTGTCCCACTTTTCGTCATTGAAACTACCAGTCATACCATAATAATCATTCTTTGATTGTTGAAATAGTGTTTGTACATTGTAAGTGTCGCTTTGTAGTTTAGTGTTAGCCATTTTGTTTAGTACATTAACGATTTTACTTGTCTCAACTGTTCTAAATTGTGGATTGACAACTCCGTTATTGTTTTCAACTGCCATTTGTAAACAATAGATAAACTTGTTATCTTCAATCAGATAACCGATATGATTTTTCTTGATAAGTGTTTGTATCAGTTCGTTTTCTTCTTTAAGTGTAAGTTTCTTTGTAATCTGATTTATTTCGTCGGCAATGTCGCCCATTTCTCTCAAATCAAGTTGAAGCATTTCAATCTTGTTTTTTGCAAATTCTATTCGTCTATCAAGTATGTCAATCTGCTCATCATTAAGCCCCTCTGTTTCTCTTGCTTCATGAAATTCTGCTAATTCACCTCTAGTTGTTCGTAGTTCAGTTCGTTTTGTTGCAACTTTCTTTTTAGTTGTCGCATCCATTTTAGTCATTTCATATTCCTTAATTTGTTTTGTAAAATCGCTAATTCGTTTTGTAGTCCAATGTTTTTAGGTATCGTACCCCCTCTATCTTTTATCATTTTAATTACAGTACCAATACTAATCTTCTTGCCACTGTTGCTACTATGATAAAACTTTCTATACTCTCCCTGCTTTGACTCGGGATAGTGATACTTCATTACTGCTACGCCATCACTAGTTCCAAGTTCATTACAGAAAGCCCAAGTAACTCTAATCCATGTATCGTAATCTAGTTCTGGATAGTGTCGTTTAAGTTCATCTGCTAGTTGCACAATATTGTCATCATTCAGTTTGGGTCGTTCAACTGGGGTATGATCTATGATTGGCATATCGTTCAATAACAATATTAACCAATGACTTAACACATCGTCGGGTATCTGTTGTAGTATTGTTGTACTAGGACTATTGATCCAGAAGTATTGTCTGCCATCGTGTAGTTTACTTGGTGGCATAACACTTTGGCCGCCCCAGCGAAACTCTAAACTGTTTACAACTTTACGTTTAAGAACATCCCAATATATCTCTGGAACAGTGTATGCCGCTTGTAAGCGATATTCTTTACCACTAGTCCACATGATTGTGTTGAGTTGATCTATTGGATGATTTGGGAAAGTTTGTGTCCAATAGTCAATAGCACTTTCCCCATCAAAGTCAATAGCACAAGTGCCATTACTATGTTGACCAAGTTGTAATCCAATATTGTTTGACTGTACTTGATTAAGTTTTAGTGGAGTGTTTTGCCAGTTATTTGGGTATGGCTTTTTGTCTCCATTACTGACGTTAGTATAACGCCATTCTGGTAATAAGCTTAATTGATAATCAATCATCACATAAAATCTTTAATATTACTGCTATTGGTAAACATACAATTAACATTGCAATAAAAATTAAAATCATTTGTCATCTCCTAGTGTTTTCATTTCATCTACAATTAGATCCATTTGTTCTAACCATAACTCACTCATACGTAAATTATTTTGTTTACAGTATAGTTCGTTCATTTCGGTTGCTTGCATAAGTTCCTGATGTAGGCTCAGGATGTTGGTCATTGATAATTCATTCATTTGTATCTCCTTTAGTAAACTGTATGAATGCTCCTATGTCTCTTTTAGCGTAAAGATGAAACCCCCCACGCTAATAGGGGGTTTCTGACAGTTTAGGAGTTGTCGTTGTGAAGTCCTCTTAAAAACTTCACAACTATTTATCAGTATATAGATAAAACATAGAAAAAACTAGTGTTTTTGGGTAAATAATATTAAAATTTACCCGTATACATTTGACACTAAATAGATTATAGATTATAATAACTACACTGACGCAGTAAAGCACAGTATAACTTAAAGGAAACATAAAATGAAACAATATTCTAAAACATACAAAGTTATCGGACACGATGGTGACGGAATCTCCTTTTATATGGTAAAGGAAATCGTAGGAGGAATGGAATTGTTTGTAAAAGGTGTTAGCCGTAACAAACAAGAAATGATTGATTTAGCTGAAAAATTAAATTCAGAATTAACAACAGAATGAACATATACGACCAAAAAGTAATAACTGGTAAATTACATTGGGATATCAAACCTTTATCTGTAAAAGATAATTTAGAGTATGATGGATTATGTAGTATCCCAATGGAAGCAGAAATCTTTATTAGTAATGAAGCAACTGGAGAACGTGCTGTTGCGTAATTACAACACTACATTTTTGACAATAAATGGCATTCGTGCTATACTATCTTTTCTTTCAACAAACGAACTAAGGAGTTCACAAAATGGCTAAAAGTATGATTGAATTCAAAAAATCTGAAGATCAACGCCGCATTGAGGCAAAGTGCGCTATACTAGATAAATGTAGTTCTAGTGACGATGTATTCAGTAAGTTAACTGACGAAATTAACACTCTATATCAAGATGGTAATAGTCATGACTTTAGTGTTAGTGACGATTACAATTATGGTGTTGAGTATGAGGTTGAGTTATTGCTAGAATTGACTAGCGACTTGCGCTGGTATACTCGCTTTAGTAAAGATGAGGATAACAAGTCTATCAAGCAATTCAATCTTAATTACTTGCGTGACTATTTCTAAAGTGTCCTAATTCGCTCCACGCTACGCTATGTGCAATTTTTAGATTTTGACACACATAGCTGACTCCAACACTCTTGTCCCGTAGTGTGCGTAAAACGGGACATCTTTTTAACCAATGAAAAAACAAAATGACAAAACAATTTATTCCATTTGACATTAACTATTACAATGGTCTTGATTCAGGAGGCAAAGTTGCCTACAAAAATAAAGTTAGAAAAAGCGGTAATGGTAGATATTCTACTACTCAACCTGCACTACCTTTACAACAACCAACACACACAAAAGTATATTAAACTTGACTGTTAAAAAAGAACCCCTACAGAATGACTAAAAACTGTAAGGGCCTTTAATTGAGAGACTAACTTTTTTTTATTGAAATACAAAATGTAAAGAGTTGACTTAAAGGACAAAAACTATGGCGTAGTTTTTTGGGAACTGAATATGCAATCAGGATAATTCAACTCTTTACAAATACTATTTATCAGTTATGTAAATAGTTGTGAATTTATTATTTACCCTTTGTAGAGTTTAGTGTTTCTTCTATGCGGTCAAGTTGTTTAGTTTGGTTATTAACTTGATTGTGTACGACCGCAACTTTAGTTGATAGTTCGTCTAGTTTACTATTCATTGACATGTAGCCAGTTCCACCGATTCCTAATGAACCGATGACTATCCAACTTAATTGTTTGAGTGTAAATTCCATATTATGATACTGGATTTAATGTATAAGTATTTGTAGTGGCACTCATTGTTTGACTACTAGTTGTAACGGTATCAGTTGTAGTAGTAGCTCCGATAGTTTTAGTACCACTAGTTAATGTTAGACTTCCACCATTAGTCATATAAGAACTAGTTGCATAATGTATTTCGCCACTTGCTCCATATGTACCACTTCCAGGTACTGTGCCGGCTTTAGGTAATCTTGCTATAAATCCTTTAGTAGTGCCATAATAATTAGTTGTACCTAATATATATCTTGCTGGAGCACTATAACCATTATCATTACTTACAGCATATGAACCTAAGTCTGTAAGGTTTGTACCTGCTGTACCAAAATAGAAGTTTGTCTGTTGAGTGGGTTCACCTAGATCGTCAGGTATTGATCCACTCCAAATAGTATAATTTGTTTGCGTAGCCGCTGTATAAAAACCACTTTCATTATTACGAGCATATCTTAAACCATCGACAACTGTACCTTGAAGTATAAGATTGCTATTATAATTAATAGGTGGGTTAGTATTACCGGCATCAGTATTGAATAATATTACTACAGGTTTATTTGTACTAATATTAACTGCTGAAGCTTGAAATCTAAATGCACGATATAATCCAAAAGGAGTACTTAATACTAAACCACTACTACCTACTATTCTACGCTGCCAAGCGGTACCATCACGGTTAACGCCAAGCACGGTTAATACTTCATATGCTGGACCACTACCTGATGTATCTATACTTACACTGAATGATGGATAATTACCACCATTCTGTGATGTACTGGTATCATTAAACTGACCAATATTGGAATATGATTTTTGATATGATATAGAACCATTATCATAGTTATAAGCTATTTGTTTCCCGCCAGTACCAACTGCTAATACAGTATTTTGACCACTAGTTAACTGCTGAAAATCTAATGCATTAATAATATAATAAATTGAACCAAACTTTTCCCAAGATAATGCACCACTAGAGCTATATTTTCCTATGTACGGCAATTGAGTACCTGTTTCATTTGTAAGACCACCAACAACAGCTACCTCATTGTTATCAGTAATAACATTTTGTAAAAAACTTTCTTGGTTCATTTGTTCTTGGAATGTAATGTTACCTTTTTGATCCAATTTATACAATGCACCACGTTGAGTTGCACCCACAGCTCCTGTATATCCTGATATAAAACTATAATCTTGTCCGGCAGTAACACTGTTTACTGCAATGTCGGTTGGTGTAAAATCATTAAATACAGCTACCCAATAATCGGGCTGTCCTAATATAGCTTTATAATAAAAACCCATTTTTGCTGAAAACATTATTTGTTACCTTATTAAACTACTGCAAAGCCTTTAACGATACTACCATAAAAGGTAGTACCATCTGGTGTGAACACACTAATGACAGATAATCCACTAGCAGTTATTGTTTTATCTCCGCCAGCCCAGTAAAAGTCACTAGTGCCTAATGAATTAGAACCAGATGTATTATTAATAAGCCATGTGAAACTACTACCTGCAGTGCAGTTAGTCATGTTTGATACTAATACACTTTTTTGAGCAGGTCCACTAAACGTAAACTTTTGCATTGTACCATTTTGTGCATTAAATGTTACTGCGCCGGGACCACTTACAGTTCCTGCATCATAGTAAGTTTCCTGATATGTACGTAATTGTAAGTTAAATGTAGACATACTGATATTACCAGTAGCACTACCAGCTAGTACTCCACTCGTTGCAGTACTATACGTAATTTCACCTGTACTGTTATCATAATACAATACATTACTTGCATTAGCATTACGTACAGGTTTAACTGTAAACGTATTTGCTGTAGTCATATTCAAGTTAGCACCGGTTGCATTTAATATAATAGTGTTGTTTGCTTGATTTAAGAAGCCAGCGTTAGCACCTATAGATATTGCATTAGCGCCCTGATTGTTTTGTCCAGACTTAAATCCTATAGCAATACTATATGCATTTTGTGATTGTTCTGCTGCTGATGTACCTATAGCAATAGTGTTAGCACCTTGACCTGCAAATCCTGCGGCCGTTCCAACTGAAATACCATATGCACTACCTGGAGTAATAGTTGACCCACCAGCTTGACTACCTATAGCTATAGTATAATTACCAGCTGCCGTTGAACCCTGACCTATTGCAACACTAAATTGTCCATTTGCATTTGCGGCTGTGCCAATTGCAAATGAGGCTGCTGATGTTGATACAATTGTATTTGTACCAATAGCAATACTATTAGCAAACATACTTCCTGATCCTGCACCTACACCAATAGCGATAGTGTTTGCTCCTTGCGAAGTCATACCTGCATTTACTCCAATTGCAACTGCATTTGCACCCTGATTAGATTTACCTGCTTGATTACCAATAGCAACTCCACTACCTCCCTGTCCTGTTTGCCCAGCAAATAAACCAACAGCAATAGAATATGGACCTTGACTTTCACCAGCTTGGTAACCAACTGCAACTGCCGCATCACCCTGATTACGACCGGATTTGAAGCCAATTGCTGTTGATCCTTGACTCTGTCCAACATTACCTGATTGAAATCCAATTGCTGTCGTAGGATCACCAGCTTGTGTTCCTGCGCCGGATTGATAGCCTATAGCTACATCACCACGAGTAGTAGCGACACTAGTATTACCTGCAAGATTACCAACAATAACAGTATTTGCTGTTCTAATTGGCGTATTAATTGTTGTTGAAGCAGAAGCAAATACTGCTGTGTTTGCTGTGCCACTCACACCAATTGTTACGTTGCCACCAGATGTAGCAATGTTGACATTACTTGTACCATTACTAATGCCAGAACCACTAACAGTTGTGAATGAAAGATTACCGGCACCATCAGTTTGTATTACTTGCCCACTGGTACCACCGGTAACTCTTACGTTACCAACTGCGCCTAATGTAGATACACCACTAACTGTTACAGTAGTTAATGTACCAACGCTAGTAATATTGGGCTGTGCATTTGTTGTTACTGTACCTGCAGTAGTTGCACTTCCAGAACTATCAGCATATGTTGCATTAGCGACAGTACCAGATACATTAGCACCTGCTACACTATTTGCTACAACAGCAA